GCCGATACCGACGATCGCGGTGTCGGTGTTCAGCCGCCACTGGATCGGCCACGCGTGCGGTCGGTTCTGCGCGGAGAAGCACAGCTGGTTGCGGCTGAAGCCCACCATCACGCCGTTGGGCAGCGCGAGGATGCCTCTCAGATCGTCTGGCGGCAGCGCGTACAACTCGGTTTCGATCGGGTCGCCGAGTTCGCTGTCGGTCAACTCATCGACGTACTCGGCTTGCCCGAGCGGGATCTCCGCGACGAACAGGAACGCGGTGCCTGTGGCGCCGCTGGCCGCTCGGTAGATGCGCTTGGTCGTCACGCCATAGTCGACGCTGAACCCCGACTGCACAGCAGTCGCGGAGGTCACGGTGATGGCAGTACCGTCGTCCTTCAGCAGTGTCGCGCTCGGTGGACTCGGGCCAGACTCTTCGCCCAAGTCGTTGACGAACGTGTAGACGTAGCTCGTCGCCACCTGCTCGATCGTCGCGGTGGGCGGCGTTGCGCGGATCGACAGATTGTCGTACCACGTGACTTTGTCTGGCGCACCCGATTCGGAGATCTGGTTCATGAACGACATGAACCCACCGCGGTTCGTGAACGCGTTGGTCGCGGTGATGGTGGCGATCTGCCCGCTGCCTTGATACAGCGTCGCTGTCACCGTGCGTGTGCCCTGCGGATTCGCGATGACCTGGACCGTGCAGGTGTAGAAGACGCTATCGCCAGGAGCGAAGGTGATGGTGCCCGTCAGCGGCGAGAACCCGCGGATGTCGACGGAGGGCAGCAGACCGATCTGGAACGCGCCCGTTTCGTTCCAGTGCACGCCGAGGCCGGATCCAAGCGCATCGACCAGCACACCAGCCCACATGCGCTTCTGCGTACCGACGTTGAACGCGAAGTCGAAGCTGTACTCGAGGACTTGCGAATCGCCGACACCGAAGTCGCGCAGCATCCAGCAAGGAGATTGGGTGTTCTCCTGCACCTGCAGCGAGTAGCTGGGCAAGCCATTGCCCACCGCAGCATCCTGGCTAGCGATCGCGCGCGTGAACGTCGTGTTGACCGGGGAATTGGCGCTCCACGCGGTGGAGAACTGATCACCGCTGTCGATGATGTCGATGGTGGCGGGGTTCGACAGCGTCGACACGCCAGGGACAGCCGTCGGCTGCGCGTCTGGGTTGGGTACACCCAGGGGCCGCGTCGTCACGGGGAACGGTTCGGCCCCTGTCGTCGCCAGCGCGTAGTTGGTGAACCGCGGCTGGTCGTAGACCTCAGGCCCGGTCAGGTAAGTGCGGAAGGTATCGTCGCCCGGGATCGGACCGCGCGCAACGTCGACATCCTCTTCCCACGACAACCAGCTGCCGTTGAGCAGATAGATCGTCTTGACGTCACCAGAGTTGGCTAGGTTTTTTATGGTGGCGAATTGCCGCCACGTCTCGAGATCGCCAGACTGCAGACGCGAGTTGATCGCGGTCTGCGCTGCGTTGTCAGGCAGCGCCCGCGGTGTTACTCGCGGGGCCTCACCTCGGAAAGACTCGATTGCGATGCGCATGCGTTCATCTCACAACCGCGTGAACCGGACAGGACGAACACGCTGCGATCCGGTGTTGAACGCGCGCTGCGCGTCGATCTTGGCGTCGAGGATGCCCGACTTGTAGTAGCGATCCTGGCGCGCAGCCTCGGGCAGGTTCGTCCACGGCTGCTGTGGGATCGTGTACAGGTAGGCCAGCGCGCCGGCCTGAATCACCGTGTTGAACCGCTTCATCACGTCGCGGGGGATGCGCTGGGCATCCTCTTTGGGCGACAGGATCACAGCGTTCAGCACCAAGTCGTAGGTGATGTCCGGTGTCGGATGCAGGTCGAACGTGCCTTCTGGGCGGTAGGCATACCAGCGCGGCTGCCGCGCTGGATCGGTCTCGCGCCACGTCAGCGGGTCCGCCGGCCGGATCTTGAACTCGATCGGGATCAACCCGCCGCGCGAGTTGTCCAGGCCGATGATGTCGCCACGGATCGCGATGACGTCGGTGAACTCGTCCACCTGCGGATCGCTGACCACGATCGGATAGACACCATCCAGGCCGCTGGCAGTCGTGGACGTGTCCATGATCACCTTCGTGCGCAACCAGTGCGAGTCGGCACAGAAATCGCGCAGTGACCGGATCATGGCGCGCTTGAGCGTCGTCGTCGGGCACTTGCGCACGATCTGCGCCAACTCGCGCAACTGGGTGAAGGTGTCAACGAATTCCATCGATCACTTCCCTGGCGATTCGGATACGCGCGGTGCCACAGCGAGTTGAGCAGTGCTCTTCAGGCCGACGCCTTGCTTCCATTCGTTCATGTAGTACGCCTCTTTGGTGGGGTCGTACCGCTTGCTGCTGATGCTGTAGCAACGCGCCAACATGAAGTTGACCAGCAGGTGCTGGTTCTCCGAACTGATGACCAGCGCTTCTGTGGAAACGATGATCTCGGGATGCACGGCGCCGTACAGCCCCTCCACAGCAACGCCCGAACCGCCGGCGTTCGGTGGTGTGACGTAGAAGTGGCGCGGGTTCTTTGGGTTGAAAGCCCAGTTCTCGACGGTGACCGTGACGTCATCTTGTGGCCAGAACCGATTGGTCTCCTGCAGCAGATCGAGGTCAACCTGCGTACACACCTGACCTGAATCCTTGTTGTGCGTGATGTCGATGAGTTCGACACCATCTTCGGGAAGCTCCTGCACGATGCCAGGGATCAGCGGGATCGGACCGGTGACGACGTAGAGGTCCTTCTTGACGTTCGTCGTGGCGCGCAGGGCTTCGTTGAGGAACCCGATGAGATCTGGCTCGGTGTAGGCATCGACAGCCTGATCCTGCAGGATCAGGCGCACCTCATTGACGGGTTCCGAGGCCAACATCGTTTTAGCTCAGCTGCTCGCGCGGCGAGGCCTTCTTCAGCAGCGTATCGCGCTGCTCGGCCAAATCCATCACCGTCTTGCGCAGAGTGCGGATGTCGACCTTGCTGTCAAGATCCTGGCCATACTCGATCAGCGCGAACTCGATGATCTCGGCTTTCGTTGCCGCGCCGACGTCGAACGGTTTGCTGTCGTCGTCGAGTGCGTTGTTGACCACGCGACGTGCACCGGGCGCGCGGCCCATCGACTTCAGGTACAGCATGCGCTCTTCCAGCGTCGCCTGGACGTCGCCGCTGTAGATGACGAACTTGGGGTTCTTCCGGATGTGCGGAATGTTGGGGAGCAGGCGACCATCTTCAGTGCTGATCAGCAGGGGATTGACTTTGTCCTGCCGAGCACGGGCGCGGGCATCTGCGACCTTGGCTTCGGTTTGTTCAGTGATCATGGTTCTCTCTGTGGTTGATGGAAGAAAGCCGGCACCGCTTGTGGCAATGCCGGCTTCGAACCCAGGTGGTCAGCCGGTCTTAGGAACCGGTCGGGCCACCGGGAGTGAAGGCCCGATGCTTCACGGGGCCAGAACTCGTCATCTTCTGCGAGTTGCTGGGGATGCCGCTCGGATAGCGGGCCTTGAACTTGCCACCGTCCTTCGCCATCTCGGCGGTGACGGTCTCCGGGGTGTACTTGACCGGCATGCCGGGGCCGTACGGATTGCTCGTCTTCATCTTCAAACTCCTGTCAGTTGCGACACCCAGCGGATAGGGGCCTAGGCCCCCATCCTACTGGAATCAACCCGGCGTGACCACCGCGGTGCCGACGTACTTCGGCTCGATCACCTCGAAGCCGAAAACCATCAGACCACGGATGACGTAGCCGAAGTCGTTCGGGTTGTCGATCATCTGGCATTCGATGATCTGGGCCGCGAACGTGAGGCCGGCGCTGTGGCCGAACATCAGGAACGTCGCGGGGCCGGGGCTGACGGTCGTCAGCAGGTTGCGCGATTGGAAGATCGTGAACCGGTCGATCTCACCGATCTTGCCGTTGCGCAGGATCGAAACCCCGTCACCGGCCAGCGATGCGATCTTCAGGTCGGACTTCTTGACCAGCGCAGTGACCCACGGGGGCACGACCAACCAACGGCCTTCGTCGGGCACGTTCTGCTCGTCCAGCACCGTGCCCAGGTCGACGATGAACTCGACGACGTTGGTCTTGGTCAGGCCGAACGGGACACTCGAGGTGCCGATGTTCAGGTTGGAATCGACGCCGGCCGTGAGGCCTTGGTTGTTCACCGACACGTCCGCCGGGATCGTCTGCAGGACGTCGGCATCCACCGCGATGCGCAGCTGGATGCTGCCATCGTTGGCGAACACGTCGGCCATGTCGACGTCGGCTTGACGCATGTCGACGAGGTTCAGCGCCACGGCGAACGCCTTGGCCTGATCGATCACCAGGGTGACCGAGTTGCTCGACGGATACAGCGCCGTCAGGCCATTGCCCGTGACGTAGTCCACGACAGTGATGTCGGGAATCGTGCGGATGGTGACCTGGGCACCCATGCCCGCGATCTCGCCCTCGTAGTCGGTCGAGCAGATCTCGCCGAAGACGGTGGTCTTGTAGAACTTCTCGACCAACTTGCCCGAGTAGATGACCGGGTCGTAGTTGATCAAACCGCCCGGACCATAGTCCGGAATGCCTGTGTTGCGTGGAACGCCCATGATTGGACCTCAAGAAAAGGGGATTGGAACGGTGCTACCTTGCGGCAGCGCGGAGCTTCAACCTTGCCTCGAAAGTCGTGCGTTCTGCATCGCTCACCTTGCCGATCGCCGCGCGCTTGTAGTAGCTCTTGATCTCTGCTTC